TTCTGAAAGCACACAGAACAACTTTGCAGGTGGCGGTTCTACTCCACTTGAGTTAATCCGTGGCCCACAGATTTCATACACCGCAGATGACTTAATTCTGCCTTACAACTCATACTCACTATCTGATCAGGTTTCATTTGATGCAAACTTCTCAGGTATGGGTTATCAGGATCTCCGCCAACTATCATCAACTTCAACTCTATACGCAACAATGCTTATGGAAGAACGCATGATGCTAATGGCTCGCGGTACTGCTTCAGGTTACTCAGGAGCGATTGCCGCTCCAACAGCACTTGTTGCATCATCACCAGCGGCTTCAGGTTCACAGACTGCACTAGCGGCAGGCACTTACTACATCTACATCACCGCAGACGCAGGTATTTCTGCTAACGGTTTTGGTGAGTCAATTGTCTCAGCCGTTGCATCAGAAACAGTTGCTTCAGGTGATGTTCTTTCTGTTTCCTTCACAGGTTCAGTTGGCGCACTTGGTTACAATGTGTATGTTGGAACTGCAACAGGAACAGCAAACTGTAAGTTACAAGGAACAGTAAAGGGCGGATTAACTGTAATCATTCAGGGCGCTTCTGCAACTAACCTTCCTGCAAATAACTTTGCGTTCTCTACAACAGGAGCAGCCGCATCACGCGCTAACGCAGACACATCTGCTTATGCAACTGGTTATGACGGAATTCTTCCAACAGTTCTAGGGCCTAACACTGGCTTTAACAACGCAATCAACAGCGCGTTCTCAACTGCTAACCCAGGTGTAGAATTCCAAACTGTTTTTGCTAATCTCTATCAGAATGTAAAGGCTGATCCTGACATTGTTCTTTTGAACGGTAATGATCGTAAGCAACTATCTGATGCAATCAAGAATGGCTCAACTGCTAACTACCGTTTGGTAATTAACAACCCAGGTGAGCAAGGCACAACATACGGTTCAATCGTGACAGGACTTCAGAATGAAGTTACTGGTAAGGCCGTGGATCTTATGGTTCACCCCTGGTTGAACTCAGGTGTTGCACCTGTTCTTTCATGGACACTGCCAATTCCTGATACACAGGTATCTGATGTATGGGCGAACTTCTTGGTACAGGACTACATGGGTATCCAGTGGCCAGTAACTCAGTTCACTTATGACTTCTCAACATACTTCCGCGGAACTTTCTTCTGCACCGCTCCTGCATGGAACGGCGCAGTTTCAGGAATTCAAACAGCGTAATGTGTTTAGAATGTGGTTGTAACCAGCCAACAAATAGTCATGGCGGAGGTCAGATTGTATTACCTGACGGCACTCCATCACACATGACTACGGCTGAAATAATCACAGAATAACAATTGAATAATGAAGGGAGGGGTGCGGTGTAAAAGCCGCACCCTTTCTCAATTAACTAGGAGGCAAAATGGCTAGATGGGTAGCACCTGACAGGGGTGTAAAAGAAACTGTTATTGACGGCAAAAGTTACTTTACGGATCGCCAGGGTATTTACAATGTAGAAAATAAATCGCATCAGAAGGCAATGAAGGCTGAAGGATTTTTTGAAGCATCACTTAATCCAATTTCTAGTGATGACCGCAAGCGCGGATTTAGTTGCGTAGAATGTGGCTTTGAGGGTTGGTTTCGCAAGTGTGGGCGTTGCGGAACTGAGTCACAAGACATACCGCGAGATGGAGAATAAAAAATGGCCGTAGGTATCACGCCTGACATTAGTGGTGAGAACCCATACATCAGTGTGGCTGAATACAAGAACGCGCCAACCGCAATTAACTTTGACATGTTGGTTGTAGGCGGTAACGCGGCGGCTCAAGACGCAGAACTGGGAGAAGTTATTTTGCGCGCTTCTTCATACATGAATGAATACCTAAACCAAAATTTAGTGGCAACTCAATACACAGAAACACAACGCATACGCTACTCAGCATCAGGCGGGTACTACGCATTACACCCAAACAACACGCCTATTGTTTCTCTTTCAGCATTTTATTATGGGGCAAACCCAAATCAATTAAATGAATTACAGGATTGCTCAATAGCGTGGTTTGAAGGGCAACAAATTATTATCCCTGGCAATCAAATTGGGTTTAACTTTACTTCTCAAGGCCCGTTGCAATTTGGCGGATCTATCAGCGGAAGCAATTGGACATTTACAAAGTACACATACATTGCAGGATTTACCAACACAGAAATTGCAGTTGCTACAAATGTAGGCGCATCAACTTTAACAGTAGCCAGTGGAGTAGGCATTTTGCCAGGCGAGCAATACCGCATTTTTGATGGCCAAAGAACTGAACGCGTAACGGTGGCAAGCACTTACACATACGGATCAACAACAGTTCCTTTAGTTTCTCCTATGTTGTTTGCTCATGGTGTTGGCGCAACATTTAGCAATCTGCCAACTGTTCTAAAACAAGCATGTATTTTAATTACAACCGCATTTATTAAAATGCGTGGTGATGCTTCAACTACTATGGCTTACACAACCTCACCTGCGGGCAACATTCCTGGGTCTGTTCGCTATGGTAGTGACATAGCCGTTGCCTTAGACATGGTGAACAAATACCGCAGGATCAGATAATGACCGCCGTACCTACGCTTACAGGCCGCAACGCGGTGCGCCAAACACTTTCTTTATTTCTAGCCAACCCGCGTATTCTCAATGTTAATCAGGTTTTTACATCTTTCCCAAAGATTATTAATTACCAGGTAAATGCTGAACCAGGCCAGGCTACAAGAGCGGCCATTGTTGTTTACATTGCTGATGAGTATGAAACACGCCTAGCAATTGGCGGGGCAACTAACGGTTGGAAGCGTGTTGATTACACCGTAATTGTTCAAATTTTCTGCATTTCTTTTCATAGAGAGGCAGAAGATGTTATGACTGACTTTGACACAATCGTTGATAACATCAAGGAGCGCTTGAGGTCAGATCATAACTTTGGTGATCCAACAGGAAATCTTGTATGGCAAGGAGCAGAGCCAGTTATTCAGGCCCGCTATGGAGAACCTTCTACAGAAAAAGAAGGCGTTACAGAAATCTTTGCTGAGATACAATTCCCTGTAACACAGATGATCCAGGCATAAGGAGCATGATGAAATACAAATACAATGGAACTGATGAACGCGTGTTCCCTAGTGTTGGGGTAACTGTAAAACCTGGTGATGAGTTTGACGCACCTGAAGGATTTGTTGCCGCAAATGTAACACTTGCAAGCGCAAAACCATCAGTCACAGAACCAACAGAACCAAAGGAAACAACAACAACTATGTCTGCCGCGTCAGACAAGAAACTAGGAGCGTGAAATAATGTCTGTTCAACAGTCCGTACGCTCGTACTTAGGTATTGCTAAAGAAGCAACCCGCGGTACGGCAGTAGCACCAACTGACTTCATTCCAGTAATGAAGGATAGCCTCAAGCCAGTGGACATTGTTGATCCACTTTATGACACAGGTTTGCGTGGCTCAAATGCTTTGAATTACAACTACATTCCAGGGCGTACCCGCTCAACTGTAGATTTTGGTGGCGCAGTCTTTGCAGACACCGTGGGCTATGGCATTGCAGGTGTTTTAGGATCAGTAGCAACTACTGGCGCATCTGCACCATTTACTCACACAATCTCACTATTTAACAGCCTTGCATCAGGCGGAGATGTTCAGCCAATTTCTTACACATTGACTGATTTCTATGCCGTAGATGTTCGCTCATACCCTGGTTGCCAGTTCTCTGACTTCTCATTGAAGTTCAACGCAGACGGCATGCTTGAGTATGATACAAAAACCACTGGTTTCCAGTCTGAAACTGTTTCAGATCCAACACCTACATTCTCAACAGTTCTACCTACACCAGTGTGGCGCGGTACTGTTTTTATTGGTGGATCTGCGGTATCAACTGCTATGACTGGCAACATTGACATGACACGCCCTGCAACACCTATCTATGGCATTTCAAATACACAAGACCCATACCAGGTATTTTTAGGGCCGCTAGAAGTTACAGGAAAGATTACATTTGTCATGGACAATGACTCCCAGTTGCTTAATTTCCTTAACAACACACAGCCTGAAATTGCACTTAACTGGCAGTATGGTGCTGGCGCATCTACTGTACAAATTCGCGCTGTACTTACTAAGGGCGCTTACACCACTGGTGTGATTGAACGCGGTGAAGATTTTGTACAGGTCACAGTGGACATTAATGCGCAATCAAATACAACTGATGCTGGTTCTTCAGGCGGCTTCTCACCTATTAAATGGACATTGCAAAACGCAAAGCCATCAGGCACATACGCATAACTAGATCAGGGCGGTGGTGTGGTTGAGGGCGATTGCCTTCCCGCTCTCCCACACCACTTGCTCCTTTTAGGTATGATTTAGGAAGGCAAACTAAACAGGAGGCAACATGTCTAAAGAAGTAACACTCCCATCAGGAGCAAAAGTAACCTTAAAAGATCCATCAACATTGCGTGTAAAAGATCGCAAAAATGTAATGCGTAGCGCAGACAATGCGGTAGGCGGAGATCTTACAAAAGCACTTGCGTTAGGTGATGCACTTATTGCAATGCTTGTTGAGTCATGGACATTTGATTTAATTCCGCCATCAATCAAACTTGAGTCATTAGATGAATTAACAATGGCTGATTATGACGCTTTGGTAGAACATACAAAAGACGCTCAAAAACATCTGTTCCCTAGCCTGGCTGAAACGCCTGAAACAGAGGCAGACCCAAAAGCGCCTGGCGAGAACTCCAACGCCTAAAATGGTTACTCAAGGGTGGGGAGCGCCATGAGGCGTTCTCTTACCCTGATGAGCAATGGTATTACTATCAAATGGCGGATCGGTTTGGTTGGACACCTGAACAGGTAGATAACTTGCCCGCAAATGCGGCTGATTGGTTAATGGCAATTGCTAGAACCGTTGATGAAGTAAAAGTAGAGAGAATGAAGGACTAAATGAGCGGCATCATCATTAAGAACCTTTCTGAAGTTCTTGCCGCCGTTAATGGAACTCAATCTAAAATAGAACAAGGCGCGCAAATTGGAATTATGCGGGCTGGCCTTGATGTTGAACGGCAAGCAAAAATGAACTTTCAAGGCACACGCAGTTATGAAAAGCGTGTAAGTAAAAATGGTAGGGCTTACATTAAAACTTCACCGCCAAAACATGTTGGCGGATCAGGGCCAAACACAGTTACAGGTAATTTAAAAAGATCTATAAAAACTACATACCGTATGGGGTTTGGTAGTTACATTGCTGAGATTGGCCCAACAATGGTGTACGCCCGCCAGGTTGAAAAGGGCGGTGGCAAATGGACTTCAGGGGTAAAATACCCTTACTTAGAACCCGCCGCATTGTTGCTATTGCGTAATGGCAGAATTAACAGGGTTTTTATGGCCGCTGTAAAAGAAAAGTTAGGGGGATAGCACATGGCTGACTTGATCCCACCAATGCTTATTCAATTACAAGCAGATGTAACTCAACTTAAAGCAGGTTTAGCACAAGCAGAAAGTGCTATTAAAGGCGTAGATGATCAGGTAAAAACTGCTTCAACTGGCATGCAAAACTTTATGGGCAAAATCAAACAGGTTGGCGCAACAATGGGTGTTGCTTTTGCTGGTACGCAGGTTCTTCAATTTGGTAAAGATGTAGTAATGGCTTCTTCTAACATGGCTGAGTCATTATCTAAAATTGATGTTGTTTTTGGCGCTAATGCAGAAGCCGTTAAAGCGTGGGGAGAAACTTCCGCAACGGCTATGGGTATGTCAAAACAATCTGCTTTAGAAGCCGCTGGTACTTATGGAAACTTATTTCAAGCGTTTGGTATGGGTCAAGGCCCTGCTCAAGAAATGTCCACAAGCCTTGTTCAATTGGCTTCTGACATGGCTTCTTTTAACAACACATCTATTGATGATGCAATTCTTGCTTTGCGCTCAGGACTTTCAGGGGAAACAGAACCGCTTAAAAAGTTTGGTGTTGCTTTATCTGAAGCGCGCATAAAAGAAGAAGCAATGTCATTGGGTTTGATTAAATCAACCAAAGAAGCCCTAACACCTGCGGCTAAAGCACAAGCCTCATACGCATTGATTATGAAGGATACAAAACTTGCTCAAGGTGATTATGGGCGTACGGCTGATGGCACTGCAAATACTATGCGTACATTGTCTGCGCAATTTGAAAATGCTAAAGTAGCAATTGGTGATGCGCTTATGCCTGCTTTTAGAGCATTACTAACACTTCTTAAAATCATCATTCCTATAGTTCAAGGGTTTGGTACATTCTTAAAAAAGAATGAAGATCTTGTTGAGTCATTAGCAATTGGATTAGGCGTTGTAACTGCCGCATTTATGGCGTATAAAACGGTAGTAATTGTAACAACAACTATGACTAAGTTGTTTGCAGTAGCCCAGGTAATTATGAGAGGCGGCCAATTAGCATCAATTGCATCTACTAACACTCTTGCCGCTTCTATGCTTGGACTTAATGCGGCTATGAGAGCAAACCCTATTGGTTTAATTGTTACTGCTATTGGTTTGCTTATTGCAGGATTTGTGCTTGCGTATAAAAAATCTGAAACTTTTAGAAACATTGTTGGTACGGTAGCAAAGGCTGTTTTAAGTTATGTAGCCTTTATGATCCGCGCATGGGGTGACATGATCACCATTATTATGAAGGTAGTTACAGGGCCGCTTAAATTGTTTTTAACTGTTCTTTCTAAATTGCCTGGCGTTGGTGGTGCGGCTAAAAAAGGCTTAGGATTAATTGATGGCGCTATTAAAGGCGTTGGTGACTTTGCTGAAAAGACCGCAAAAAAAGTTGAAGGATTGAAGGGTGAAGTTGATAAATTCACTAAGTCTGCAAACGAGTCTGCCAAAGCAGGTAAAAAAGGTAAAGGTGACAAAGGCGGTGCTGGTGCTGGTGCTGGTGCTGGCGGCGGTGCTGGCGGCCTTAGCGCTGATAATAAAAACAAATTAGCAAATTACAAAAAAGATGTTTTAGCAGTTTACAAAGACATGAATGAAGCAATTGCTGAGGCTCAAGAAAAGGCTCAAGAGGCTCTTGAAAACCGTAATGAAAAAATGTTTGAAGCGCATAAAGATTATGATGAAAAAGTTGCTAACCTTAATAAAGATTTTAATGAAGCAATGGCTGAAGCAAATAACCGTTATGCAGAAGCCGTGGCTGATGCTGAAAAACGCAGAAATGATACTGAAAGAGAAGCGTACAAACGCCATAAAGAAACATTACAAAACATTGAAAAAGATTACGCTGATAAACAAGCAGATCTTCTTAAAAATAATACAGAAAAACTTTATGACATACGCAAAAAAGCAGAAAGTAAAACCGCTGACTTAATTAAAACCGCGGCTGAAAAACAGGCAAACATTATTCAACAGGGCGTAGATCGTTTGCGTAATGCTTTTGCATCTAAAACAGGCTTTGACATTGCTGACGCATTTAAGGGTGGCGCTAATACCGCAGACAAACTTCTTGCTGACCTTAAAACAAAATTAGGCGCGGCCAAAGAACTTCAGGCTAACGCGGCGGCTCTTGCTGGCATGGGTTATAGCCAGGTATTTATTGAGCAGGTTGTTAAGCAAGGCCCTGAAGCGGGTAACAAAATTGCTCAAGCGCTCAAGGCGGCATCTCCTGAAGCAACTACTGAATTACAAGAACTTTATTACGGCCTAGAAGATGTTTCTGCACATGGGCTAGACGCACTTGCAAGGCAAATGAATACATCTACCAGTTTTGCAACTGAAGAAATGATGAACGCATACAATCAGGTTTCTATTGATCTTAAAGAGTCATTGGCTGATGTTAATACTCAAATGACTGAGGCTTTGGCTGAGGCTAATAAAAATTACAGTGAGGCAATGGCTGAAGCGGAAAAAAACCGTACAGAAAAAATTGCTGATGCTAACAAGGCTTTAGCAGAAACTTTGGCTAGTGCTAAAGAGGCTTATGATGAAGCGTTAGCGGCGGCTTCTAAAGCGCTTACAGAGGCTAGAGCCAAAGCACAAAAGAACCTTGATGAAGGACTTGCAGAAGCCGCTAAAACCCTTCAGGAAGCGCTTGCAAAGGCTCAAAAAGAGTATGACAAGGCTATTGATGAAATCAATAAAGCCACAGAGAAAAAACTTAAAGATCTTAAAGATAAATTAAAAGAAATTGCTGACGCTATGGAAGCAATTAGTAAAGGATCTTCTACAGGTGTTATAGGTAATGCTCCTGTTTTTGCCAAAGCAGGTTCAATTATTCCAGGTGTAGGTTATGACCCTTACAAGACAGGCATGACGGCTGGCGGATCATCTTCAGTAACAGTTACTAACAACATTACTGCAACAAGCGTTGATCCTAATGCTGTTAGTTCAGCGGTTGTTAGTGCTGTTAAATACGGTAATGCTGTAATGATTGGCGGCAGACATGTGGGGGTAGCAATAGAATGACAACTTTAACGCAACTGTATTCATTTGCTTTTAACAATCAGGTGTTTGGCGGCGCTGGTTCTCCTTATCAAATCCTTAGTGTTGATGGCCTTGAGTCTCTGCCTGGTATCCGTAATCAAGATGATAACCGTGGATACCATGATGGTATGTTTACTGGGCGGGATTTTTTAAGCGGTAGAACAATCTCAATTATTTTTAATACTTTTGCCGATAGTAACGGATCTGCTCAAACAAATTACAACACAATTCAAAGCGTTCTTTTGCCTCAAACATCAGGCACAACACCGCTTTACTTTAAGTTCCCTAACATTCCAACCAGTGAACAATTTGTTGATGCTCGCGTACGCGGTTTACGCACAAGCATAGATCCTAATTACACTTATGGATACATTACATCTCAGGTTGATTTCTTTTGCCCTGATCCAAATTATTATGACAGTAATTTGCAAACTGCCAACATGCTTATTAGCGCGGCTTTAGGGCGTACCTATAACAAAACTTTTAATTACACATACGGTGGTGGTTCTTCTAGCGTTACAACTACAATTTCTAACATTGGTTGGGCTACAACTTACCCAACAATTACTATTCAAGGCCCTATTACAAATCCTATTATTGGTAACACAACAACTGGCAATACGCTTAATTTTACAGGTACATACAGCGCTTTAGACATTTTAGAAATTGATCTTTACAATCAGTTAATCACACTTAATGGCAACCCTGCGCGTAATCTTTTAATTTCAGGCACATGGTTTGATGCGCCACCAGGCAACTCAAATTTCTTTTTTACTGGCACAAGCACATTAGCGGGAACTACTCAGGCTACCGTTTCTTGGTATTCTGCGTACATCTAAGGGAGAATAAATGACACTACAAACGCCCCCATCATGGCTACAGGCAGGCTCATACCCTGCTCAGTATGACCGTTTAACAGCGCAAGCATTATGGGCTACTACTGGCACAATTGGCAGTTCTTCATTGGCTGTTAGTGCTAACTCCCCTGTAGGTATGTCAGTACGCGTTGCTTTAGGTTGGGCCGCAATTGTTGGAACAACCACAACCAACATGGGTGTTTACACAATTTTTAATGATGCAACAGATACTTTAACAATTACAACAGCCAACCCAACAAACCCACGCATTGATCTTGTGTGCGCAACAGTGCGTGATGCTTTTTATTCAGGTGCTAACAATGATGTAATTTTTCAGGTAATTGCGGGAACTCCTGCGGGATCTCCTGTTGCTCCTGCACTCCCTGCCAACTCAGTTTCACTTGCAACCGTTGCGGTAGGTGCGGCTGTAACTCAAATTAACACAGGTGACATTACAGACACACGCGTTGCAGTCACTACAAACATTCCTGAAACGGGAGACATTTCTAGCGTTACAGCGGGCGCAGGATTAACAGGAGGCGGATCAAGCGGGGCTGTTACTTTAGCGGCAAGCGTTGCAACAAATGTACAAACAGGAACAACTTATACATTGGTTTTAACTGACAATGGAAAACTGGTAACGCTTGCTAACGCTTCATCTATTGCAGTAACTATTCCTCTTAACAGTTCTGTAGCATTACCTGTTGGCGCTGTTATTATGATGGCGGCTTATGGAGCAGGCGCAGTAACCGTTTCAGGATCAGGAGGCGTAACAGTGGTTTCAGGTGGCGCAACAGCGGCAAGCCCACAAATACGCGCTCAGTATTCATCTGTGGCTTGTATTCAAACTTCTGCAAACAATTGGTTAGTGGTAGGAGATCTTATCTAATGTCAATTATTGCAACTATTTCTAGTTCAGGGCCAGTAAAACCTGGTGCGCCTACAATTGGAACAGCAACCGCTGGTAACGCTTCAGCATCAGTTACTTTTACCGCACCTACTTTCACAGGGCGTTCTGCTATTACTTCTTACACTGTTACATCATCACCAGGATCAATTACAGGAACAGGCGCATCATCACCAGTAACAGTTTCAGGTTTAACTAATGGAACTGCTTACACATTTACTGTAACCGCAACTAATGCAAAAGGGCTTACATCTGTAGCATCTGCGGCTTCTAATTCTGTAAGTCCTGTTAATCCTGCACCTTCAACAGTTGAATACCTAGTTATCGCAGGCGCGGGTGGCGGTGGCGGTGGAGAAAACAATGGCCCAAATGACGGCGGCGGCGGCGGCGCAGGTGGTTATTTAACTGCCGCTGGTCTTGCCGTGACTAATGGAACTTACACAGTCACAGTTGGCGGTGGTGGCGGTTTGGGTGGCACGGGTACACGCGGTAGCAGCGGCGGCAACTCAGTATTTAGTTCTATCACTTCAACAGGTGGCGGCGGAGGCGGCGGCTGTGCAAGCGGCCAAAACTCAGGTGGCAGCGGCGGTTCAGGCGGCGGTGGGTCATCTTTCAGTTCTGGCGCTGCTGGAACTGGAACATCAGGGCAAGGCTTTAATGGCGGCGGCGGCAGTTCAATGTTTGGTGGTGTCGGTAGCGGCGGCGGTTCAAGCGGCGCAGGCGGTTCACAAACAGGCGGTTCAGTAGCAGGCGGTGCTGGAACAGCGTCATCAATAACTGGATCATCAGTAACAAGAGCAGGCGGTGGTGGTGGCGGTGGTGACATTGCTGCTCGTATTGGAACTGGAACGGCAGGCGGCGGTGACGGTGGAAGTGGTGATGGTAATCCAACAAGAACTGGCGGCAACGCTACGGCAAACACAGGTTCGGGCGGCGGTGGCGGTGGTGCTAATAGCGGCGGCACAGCGGGTACAGGTGGTAACGGCGGTTCAGGATTTGTCTGTATTCGCTACGCTGACAGTTTCCCTTTAGCAACATCAACAACAGGATCGCCAACAATCACAACATCAGGTGGATACAGAATTTACCAATGGACAGGAAGCGGGAGCATAACTTTCTAATGGCACACTTTGCAGAACTAGATGAGAACAATGTAGTTATTAATGTAATTGTTGTTCATAACAATGAATTGCTTAATGAAAACGGTAATGAGTCTGAGCAAAAGGGTATTGATTTTTGCTTTGCTCACTATGGTGGTACTTGGGTACAGACTTCTTACAATGGGAACATTCGCAAAAATTACGCAGGGATTGGTTTTACCTATAACCCAGTAGCAGATGTGTTTATTGCACCACAACCTTTCCCGTCTTGGTTGCTAGATTTGAATTACGATTGGCAAGCGCCAACGCCTATTCCAGATCATGTTGCAGGAGAGTTCTCTTGGAGTTGGAATGAAGAAACTTTAACTTGGAACGCAGAAGAAATAAATGATGATCCTGCTTCAATTATTTGATGGCACACATTTACATTCACTACAGTAGAGTCAAAGAAAGCCCCTGGGCTGTGACCGTGACAAGCGCTGACCGCACAAAACTAATTACGCAAGATCAGGCTTCTGCGGTAGAGATCAACATTCCCTGCAAGACATTTCTTGGTAAACTTCACTACATTTACTGTGAAGGTGTGGTCACATGGCAAGGCACAAAGGCAATAATAAACTCTGTAAAATGATGTTATGACTACCACATACCGCTATTTGTTTGTTGATCTATTAAGCAACACCATTATTGGAGAACTTCCTTTAACGGGCGTTGGCTTTACCCAACAACTTAATCAGCCTGGAACTTTTCAAGGTCAATTGCTTCTTTCAGGCGTAAACGCGGATAAGTACAATGTTGAACTTTCAACTATTCCTGCTTACTGCGGGCTGTATGTAGATAGAGATGGCATTTTGGTATGGGGTGGAGTTATTTGGGGGCGCTCATACAACAGCGCTTCACAAACTCTTTCTTTCAGCGCTCAAGAATGGATCTCTTATTTTGATCACAGGCGTGTTACTCAAGATGTCCAATTTACAAACATTGATCAATTGGTAATTGCCAAAACTCTTATAGAAGATGCTCAAAACGCAACCTATGGTGACATTGGCGTTGGCTATAACAGCGCAGGACAAACTACATCAGGCGTTTTAGTAAGCCGCACTTATTACAATTATGAATTTAAAAATGTTTATCAAGCGGTGCAAGATCTTAGCCGCCAGGGTGACGGTTTTGATTTTTCTATTGATGTTGGTTATGACGCTATTACGGGTTTGCCTGTTAAAAATTTCAATACCTACTACCCGCGTAGTGGGGTTGCATACACATTTGGTGATCCTGATGTTCCTGTATTTACTTTTCCTGCGGGCAACATGGTTGAGTATGAGTACCCTGAAGATGGTTCAGTTGTAGCCAATACTGTTTACTCATTAGGCGCTGGATCTAATGAAGGTAAACAAATTGCAACAGGACAGGACACTACAAAACTTGTAGCGGGTTGGGCATTGTTGGAAACAACGGCTAACTATTCAGACATTACAGATCAAACAGTTTTGCAAGAATTAGCCAACGCTCAATCACTTGCAACTTCTTATCCGCCAACGGTGCTTAAAGTTGTTGTACCTGCTTATGTTGATCCTGTATTTGGTACTTACGCGCTAGGTGATGACACGCGCATAATTATTACAGATAGCCGTTTTCCCAATACTCTTGATGAAATTTACCGCATTGTTGGGCTTACGGTTCAACCAGGAGAAGATGGCCCTGAACGCGTAACATTGACTCTTGCACAAGGGGCAGGAGAAGCGTAATGGCATACATCAATCAACCTTTAGATTTACACAGAATGTTTGCAGACATTAACAACCGCTTAAACAAATTAGAAACGGCTACACGCTTTACATTTCCTAATGTAACTTCAGATCCAACATACCCGCGCATTGGTGATGCCTGGTTAAACATTACAACTAATCAAGCCAAAATAGTTGATAGCGCTGGCACTATTCGCGTCATTAACTGGACATAACAGTTATACTTTTTTCCCATGAACGCATTAGACTGGGCCGCATTAGCCGTTAGCATCAGCACTATTTTAGGTGGTTTTGTAGCGGCGGTTAGATGGCTAGTTAAACATTACTTAAATGAACTTAAACCCAATGGCGGCAGTTCTTTGCGTGATGAACAAAATAGGCAGGGTGACACAATCAAGCGTTTGGAGAGCCGCGTTGATGAAATTTACCGCTTGCTTCTTAATCGTTCTTAGCCTTACAGGGTGCGGGTATCAAGGCTACACACGCTACCCTTGCCAGGAATTTGTAAATTGGGAAAAGGCAGAATGTAATCCTCCGCAATGTGAGGCAATGGGTCAATGTACAAAAGATCTATTACCTAATTTGGAGACTCAGAATGGCTAGACGCAAATACACACCTGAAGAATTACATGCCCGCCTAATTGTTACCATAGGAATTATGCTTGCTTTGGTTTTTGCTGGTTCAGTATTTGCCATGTTGTATGCGTTGGTTTTTGTAACTCAACCTATGTCACAAGCCCCTAATGATGCCGCTTTTATTGATCTTGTTTCTACCTTGTGCGTATTCCTTACAGGTACGCTATCGGGCATTTTGTCGGCTAATGGACTAAAATCTAAACCAAAGCCACAGGAAGGAAAAGAAGATGAGCCTAAATAAAGTTATAGAACTTTGTGAAGCATCAATTAATTACACAGAAGGCACAAACAATGACACCACATTTGGTAAATGGTTTGGCCTTAACAATCAACCCTGGTGCGCAATGTCTGCATCAAAGATGTATTTTGATGCTGGCATGATTGGAACGGTAGCCAATACAAATAAAGGTTTTGCTTCTTGTGATGCCTGGCTAAAATACCTAACAAAGAACAATCAACTTGTGCCTATCGGTCAGGCCCAACGCGGAGATCTTGTTTTTTTTCAATTTGATGAAGATGCTCAACCTGATCATGTGGGCATTGTTAAGTTCCACCACAAAACACTTAAATACCTACAGGTGTTTGAGGGCAATACATCTTCAGGTAAGGCTGGAAGCCAGTCAAACGGTGATGGTTTTTACCTCAAGAAGCGTGACTACAAAACAATCATGGCGGTAGCCCGCCCAAAGGAGTAAAAATGGAAAAGAAGCACCTAGACATGTTGAAATCAGCAATCCGTCACTTTGCAGTAACCGCTGTTGCGCTTTATGCGGCAGGGGTAACTGACATTAAGGCGCTTGCATTTGCTACAGCGGCGGCAGTTGTTGGCCCTGCTATCCGCGGCATTGATAAAAGTGATCCTGCATTTGGCCTAGTAGCAGATCTAGCAATTGCAGAAATTGATAAATTGGCAAAGGCAAGCAAAAAGAAAACCACTTCAAAAAAGTAAACGGATTAAGTAAACGGCCCTGCTAACGCGGGGCTTTTTACTTTGCGGTACGCTTTGCGCAAGGAGGCAACACATGGCATTAGATAAAGCGTTTGAAGAAATTATTAGTAAAAGAACTATTAGGCGTGAAGGTGGCGTTTGCGCTTATCAAATTATGTATGAAAATTTGCCAGTAGAAGATCAAAAAACTTTAAATAAAGCATGGGAAAATAATTACCCTGTTAATTTAATTGTGCAGGCTTTGCGGGCAGACGGTCACAAATGCAGTTCAGACACAATCAGACTACATAGAAGTGGAACTTGCAGGTGTCCAAAAGCGTAGATGAAGTTCTTGATGACCGCCAACATGAATACGGGAGCGCTCGCAAAAACTTTACAGCCATAGGCCGTATGTGGGGCGCTCTCTTAGACATAGAGGACATTGATCCCGCCATTGTTGCGTTGATGTTTGATGCGGCAAAGTCAGTACGGATTACAGCCAACTTAGAACATGAAGATAGTTGGATAGACAAAGAAGGCTACACACACCACGGCAAGGAGATTGTGTTTACAAATGAGCCTTGAAAAAAGATTACAGGACATGCCTGAAGGCATTGAGTCACAAGATGTAAAAGAACTACGCCAGGTTATTTTGCGATTACAAAAACAACTCAAGCAATCCAAAGAGCGCAGTGAAGATTTGGTTGAGGCAACTCACCGTGGCGCTTATGACGCAATGATTTCATTGGGCAAAGTGCCACCTGTTTCTGCGCCACAAAAAGATAAGCGCAAAATTAATGCTGAAGTGGCATTGATCCATTCAACGGATTGGCAAGGCGCAAAAGTTACAACCAGTTACAACAGTGAAATCATGCGTAATCGGGTTATGCAATTTTCTGAAAAGGTTGTGCATTTAACTGATCTACAACGCCACCATCACCCTGTAAATGAATGTGTGGTGATGTTTGGCGGTGACATGGTTGAAGGTTTGTTCAATTATCCTGCGCAGTTATGGCAAATAGACGCTTCATTGTTTGGCCAGTTCACAACGGTTTCAAGGCTTTGCGTGGATTTTGTGCGCGAGATGTTAGCCAATTTTGAAAAGGTTACAGTGATTGCAGAGTGGGGAAATCATGGGCGCATTGGTGGCAAGCGCGCAGAAGTTCCAAAATCTGACAATGTGGACAGAATGGTTTATGAAATGAGCCGTCAGATCCTTGCAGGAGAAACCCGTTTAATTTGGGAAGATTGCCCAGAGGACATTCAAGAAGTTGAGATTGGAAACTACCGCGCCCTGCTTATGCACGGTGATGAATTAGGCCGCTCAGGATTTGCAAGCCCTGCGGCATGGATTGCAGGCGCTAACCGTTGGAAGGCTGGCGCACACGATTACGATTTCCACGACATTTTTCTAGGTCACTATCACCGACATGCACAAGAGCCAATTCAAAAGCACTACAACATTTATTGGACAGGCTCAACAGAGTCAGATAACCGTTATGCCCGTGACTCAATGGCCGCTAGTGGCAGACCGTCACAGCGTTTGCACTTTGTAGATCCAATTAAGGGCAGAACAACGGCTCAATACCAGGTATGGCTTGATTAAAAAACCTTGATTTTGGCTGTCAAATCGTAAGTGGCATTTGCGTTTTTGCGGTGTGTCGCAATTTCTTTACGCGTGACTTGCAAAATAAATTACATAAAATTAAAAAGTAAAAAACCTCAAAAAGTATAATTATCCTATAACCTCAAAGTGAGGGAACAGGAAGGTTCAAATGGCAAAGTACAAAGTTCCAACGCTTTTCTTAAATGATCATCTCAACCGCTGTGATGATTGTTATGAAAATAGAATACAAATTATTGCACAAGGTAAATTATTAACTGAAGTAGAACTTGATAAAGTTACACATCAAGATTTATTAAGTGATGCTGAGGTGTATGCGGATTTGCGGCGCAGTGAAGAATACTCAGAAATGCCCAATTTAATTAACTCTGCAATCAACACTGTAAAAAGGTTGGTGCAGATAGATGGCTAAATGTTGTGAAGTAATTTATTTCAAACATGACATGGGTTGGGATTGTTATGACAAATCTGAGTGCCATAAAGTTTTTGGCAACTGGATACCTAGATGGTTTGACAATCCCGCTGTAGAAGATGCGCCCACCAAAAAAGATGCCACGCAACAGATTAAAGATTTGCACATTTTAGGGTTGTGCTTAGTTAAACCTTAATCATCATCATCATCTGAATACTCAGATGTGATCAGGCGCATGTCAGAAACATCAACGCCATGCTCTGTTGCCTTGTCCATTGCGTCTTTGAAGGTTGTTAAGCAACGGTTGGTTAAATCGCTAACCATGTCGGGGTATTGGGCTTCAGTTCCCAACTCCACGATAAGGCCGCCTAAACGGATTGAGATTTGTGAATAAGCCATAATTTCCCCCTGGATCTAAGTATGCCATCAACAACACGCCAGGCACATAAATTACGGGGTTCTTGTATTTGTCAGTGGCATGGTGTTCAATCCTCCTTACACGGGCTAGTTAGCCCCTAACAGGAAGGCTAGAAAATGGGTCACAGACTTATTGATGAAAATGGCACAACAATTACAGGTCAAATCAAGATGGTTTTTGTTTGCGACATGTGCGGAAATACAGCCGATTTTTACAACGGCATGACTACTTACACAAAAACTGTTGGCACAACAATTACAAAAGAAAGTTACTGCTCTGAAATTTGCGCAAGAAAGGCGGTTGCATAATGGCTAGTTACAAAGGCCCATTAGATTACATTGATGTGGCAACACGCATTATTGAATTCCGTGAGAAGTACCCAACAGGTTCATTACAGTCATGGAAAGATCCGTATGTAATTGAAGTAAAAATGCCTGACGGAAACATTAAAAGTTACATGGTGTACAGCGCCGCGGCATACCGCACACCTGATGATCAATTGCCTGGCGTTGGTTGGGCATACGAGCCAATCCCAGGGCCAACTAACTTCACCCGTGACTCTGAGTTACAAAACGCGGAAACAGCCGCATGGGGGCGCGCAATGGTTGCCGCTCTTGCTGTTGATACAAAGAAAGGCATTGCATCATCTGAAGAAGTGCGCAACCGCCAAACAAAATCAACCGAAGCGCCACAAGCCAAAGCACCTGCGGCAAAGCGTGAGTACACAGAAGAAGAAAAAGCAGGTGCATTTGCAGTTTTTAGTTTAATTGAAACTAAAACAACAGAGGAAGAACTCAGAAGCGCATGGCAATTAAATCTTGATTTGCTTGATGTTGTAATTGAAGGTGCAACTTTGCGTGATCACCTTTTGACACGCAGGGCGGCTCTCAATGGATAACAAGGTCATCATTGCGCGCAATGCACAACCAACATCAATAGCCGCGGCTATGAAAGCATTGCCTAGAACTGGATCATTGCGCCGCAAGGTGTATGAGTACATTTTGAAGCAGGGTTTGCGTGGCGCTACAGATCAAGAAATAGAAAAAGCGTTAGGCATTGAAGGAAACACAGTACGCCCAACCAGGATTAGCCTGATTAAAGATGGCTACATCATTTGGGCAGGCACATTTAGAAAAAACCACCACAACAATGACTGCTTGGTTTACCGCGCAGTAGAGGAAGGAATGATGCTATGAACAATCAAAATAATGGAGATCGTTTATTAAAAGTTACAGAAGTTATGGAAAGAACTTCATTAAGTAAATCAACAATTTACCGTTTAATGCAAGAAGAAAAATTGCAATGCGTAAGAATTGGCAAATCAATCCGTTTTAAAGAAAGCGATTTGCGCCGTTTTATTAATTCTTTAGAGGTTTTATCATGAGTAACAAAGATAAGAAGTTTCAACCTGACCCTGGATTTATCGTTGCGGTACATCAAAACATGGTTGGCATTAGAGCGGTTGCATCACAGTTAGAAATTTTCCCTGAAGCACTAGCAGAGGCAATGTCAGAGATGGGTTTTCAACTTGTGCCTGATCCTTTTAATTTGTCATCAGATGCGGGCAAAGTAATTAAAATACAAGAGAAGAAATCAACAGAAGGTTTGAAGGTTGTACAAGATCCTGTACAGGAGGAAACAAATAATGAGTGAGCAAGAAAAAGCCTTTTGGGTTTGGTGGGCAAAAATAGAAGCGCAAAAAGAGTTGTACAACCTGCGCATGGCGTTTGATGCTGGTTATGAAGCAAAAAAAGAGGTCAGCCATGTCTGAAATTATTACGCCCGCAATGGTGGAGCAAAAATTACGCGGACTTTCAAAAGAGGTAGATGAAGCGCATAAAGTTTTGGTAGAAGTTGAAACTATTTACCACAGCGTTAAAGCGGATTATGAAATTGCTATGGCTAAATCTCGCATCACCTTGTCCACTAAATCTGCTCCTAATGGTAAAAATTACACAGTAGGAGAAAGAGAAGATTTAGCGTTAGTTCAAAATGAAGAATTGCACAAAGATCTAGCAATTATTCAAGCCAAAATTTTAGCCTCCCGCGCTAATACCAACAGGCTCAAGATGCAGGTGGACATTGCCCGCTCAGTAGGAACATCAGTGCGCACCAGTATGGATCTCACATGATTACATTTATTGTTTTTTTAGTGGGTTTATTTTGCGGTTATTGGCTGTATTTATTTAACATGACATGGAAGTTGTACAAAATCCAAAAAAAACTGGTTGCATTAGAACTAGAACACATGAAAGTTATGGAAAATTTACGCGGCCCACAATGGAATGAGGATAATTTATGATTGATTTACAGGAGATGGTTACTAAAACTTTAGTAGCCAACGACAATGCCAGGGCTAGATCACAACAAACAGCCGTTGGGCCATCTGCAATTGGAGGGTGTCAGCGCAGACTTTGGCATGACATAGCGCAGACTGAGCCAACAAACACAGGTGACAAATTAGCCGCAATCCTGGGAACTTACATTCACACAGGTATTGAAGAAGCAATACGCCGTGAAGATCCTTTTGGTATGCAGTATGAATTAGAAATAGCAGTAGAAGCCAATGGTGTTCCTGGACATGTGGATTGCTATGACAAAATTAGTCACACCGTAATTGATTGGAAAACAATCAAGAAAGGTACTGGCCGTTATTTTGGAAGTAATAACAGGCAACAGGTTTGGCAGGTTCACCTTTACGGTTATTTATTGAAACAGAATGGTTACATTGTTGAAGATGTAGCGCTTGTTGGTATCCCGCGAGATGGAAAAATGTCAGACATTTTGGTTTACAACCAACCTTATGATGAAGCCATTGCATTAGAGGCGTTGGATCATTTGGAAAAAACGCGTGACATGGTGGCGCAACAATTAAAACCTAAACCTGAAAAGCCGTTGGCGTTTTGTGCAGATTTCTGCCCCTACTACGATCCGACAGGGGAAAAAGGTTGTCCGAGTATTCAGAAGTAGATTGGGAAAAAGCAGAGTGTAAGCGTTTAGAAATTTACACAGATCTTTTTTATGACATAGAAGAAGAAAGATCTGTAAATGCTTATGATCACATCAATTCAGTGCGGGCTATTTGCGTCTCTTGCCCTATTTGGAAAGATTGTTTAACCTACGCGTTCCAACATGAAAATTACGGAATGTGGGGCGGCATGACAAGCCAGGAAAGAGCAAGCATTGATCAACCGTTGAAGTATCCCAATCAACGCATTAGAGGACTTATTGCATTACAACAAATGGGAATTACATTAGATCAAATTAAAGAATGTAAGGGGGCAAAATGACTTCACTACCGTACATGCAGTTGTATGTTTCTGATTACCTGGCAGATACAGCGCACCTAACAGCGCAACAACATGGCGCTTACATGCTTTTGCTAATGAATTACTGGCAACGCGGTAAGGCATTGGATAACAGCAATGAACGCTTGTCACATGTGGCGCGTTTAAGCCCTGAAGAATGGGCAGATGCAAAGCCAACTTTAGAAGAATTTTTTATTGTTGAAGGTAATTTATGGACTCATGCCAGGGTTGAAGGTGACTTAGAAAAGATCCGTGAGAAGTCTGCAAAAGCATCATTTGCAGGAACTAGATCAGTTGTTGCGCGTGGTTTGAACAAGCGTTTAACAAACGCTGAACAATCGTTGAACCATAAAGAGGAAGATAAAGAGGAAGAAGAAGATAAAGACATAAGCAAAAAAGAGTTGTTTGTTTCTTTTTGGAATGTTTACCCAATCAAGGTTGGTAAAGGCGCGGCTCAAAGAGCGTTTGAAAAAGCAATCCGTACAACTGATGCAGACATAATCATTAAAGGCGCTCTAAGGTACAAATTAGACCCAAACAGAGTACAAGGGTACACAGCCCATGCCTCCACCTGGTTAAACGCTCAGAGGTGGCTTGATGAACCTTTACCGCCCCGTAATCTTTCACCCGCAGAAATTAAAGAAAAAGAATTACAAGAAGCGCGCATCAAATCAGAGCAAGAAAAAGAACAGGCGGCACAATGGTTTAAAGAACAGGAAGAATTGAAACGCAACGCAGTTCCAATACCCGCAGAACTCAGAGAACTTTTAAGAAAGAGTTTTACAAAATAACTCAAACATTATCTGTAACTGTTACCATTAATGTAACCATTACAGGAGGAACTATGACTAAGCAATTAGTTGATCCCGCAGTTGTGCAACCAGGAGATCATGTATTAGTTAATAATCATGATCTTATGGTGAAGTACATTCAAGGCCCTGATCACATTGGCGTTTATGATTTTCATGGCGTTAATGAAATGGGTGCAGATCAAATTGCAACAGCGCAGGATCTCATTACACTTATTAGGTGATTACTTTTCAGGTAGATGGCCAACCAGTTCCGCAAGGATCTATGAAAGTCATCAATGGGCATGTCATTCATGCCAAAGGTTCAGAACTGGCCGCGTGGCGTTCTGCCATTGCTTTGCGGGCTAGGGAAGCAGGGGCGAAGCCCCACATTGAGCCAGTGGAAATTGACATGATCTTCACAATGGCCCGCCCAAAGACCGTAAACCGCCCTGAGCCGTCTGTAGCCCCTGACCTGGACAAACTGGTGCGGGCAGTCCTAGACGGCCTTACAGCCATTGCCTACCGTGATGATGGGCAGGTTGTACGCCTGACCGCGGCAAAGCAGTACGGGGTCACGCCTGGGCTTTGGGTTCAAATGTGGGCCAAAATGCCCGTTTAGGGCCTGACCAGTCACCTAAAACATTTTTACAAAATGTGGCACATTTTTTGCCAAATGTCTGCTTTTTCATGTAATCTTTTCTTTGTAAGGGAGATCCTCTCCCAAAGAAAGGCATCAAAATGGCTACTACTGCTTGCAAGCGTTGCGGGCGCAACAATCTCGTTTGGGCGCAATCTAAAAAAGGTAATTGGTATTTATCAGATCCAAAAACCATTTCAACTAATACTTATGGTAATTACATCACTATTCCTTTTGCTCACAAGTGTGCGTCAGAAGATCTAGGTTCTGAGCGCAATGAAAGTTTTATGTTTGACCTACAACCAAGAAGCGGGGCGTAATCATGGCTCAATTCATAAAAGTTAAATGCATTACCTGCGACATTTCAGGCGTTGCAATTGTTAAAGACGGCGTAGCACCGTATTGCTATAACTGCGACACACCAGCAACCATTTTGGAGGGAAAATAATGACTACAACAAAAGTTAATCTTGATCAATTTATGACAGATGTTCACACTGGTACAGGTTTTACATTTGACACTTTTCACAAAATGTTCCGTTATGTAAATGAGCGTTATTTTGGCCGTACTTTGTACACACAGATTAAAAGCGGACAAATTACCGTTGATGAAGTTGTATCACTTATTAAGGGGGCAATGTAATGAAGTTTACAAAATTCTATGCGGGTTCATACCGTTACAAGAATTGGGAGATTGTAAAATTACATGGCGCATGGAGAGTGACAAAAGGAAGCACTATCTACCCATCAGAATTTACATGGGCTTCAACATTAAAAGAAGCAAAAGAATTTATAGCAGTTAAGGAGGCAAAGTAATTATGGAGCGCTACGCGGCAATCTGTTCAGCATGCGGTACTTATGTAATCAATCGTCAAACAAACCATAAACTTTATGGTGAGTGCGAAAGAGTCCAATTAAAAAACAAGGAGGCAAAGTAATGAAATGTTCATTGTGTGAAAGATTTGGAGCGGGTTTAGTTTTAGAAAACGGACAAGGTGTTTGTTTTATTTGCATTAAAGAAATAAAAAAGTTTGGGGTTTTTGCTCCAAATCCATTCCAGGAAGGATTAAATTAATGGCGCTAACCAGTAAAGATCTACAAATTATTAATCAAGCGCTTGCTCAATACCAAGCAACTCTTGATGATGGTTATGATGATGAAACAGGCAAGCCAAATAATTATGCGTACGATCATCACAAAAAAGAATTTGGTGATCCTATAAAAACCGTAGAAGCAACACGCATACGCGTAATTAAAGAAATTAACAAGCGCGAAAGGACATGTGTGTGAAGTTCAAGTTAGAGATAACGGTGGAGTTCAATGATTTTGTAATTCCACCTAATAAAAGTCAGTCAATGAATAATGCAATGCAACGCGAGCAGGTGTGGTTTGCAATTCAAGATAAGTTGGCTGACATGAACCCACAGATCCACAATGTCTATAAACAAAGAACCTGATGCGCCTAGATGCGTTTGGTGTGGAACTTATGGATCACCTGCAAATTTTGTAATTGTGTTTGAAGCAGTAGAAGGCAAGGCACTGAGTGAGTGCGAGTGGTGCGGCACACAAGAATGGTTCAGAAAGAGGGCAAGCAATGGCAAAGAGTAGATTGACACGCAGAGGCAAGATTGTGGTTGCAATTTTGTTTATTACAGTTTGGGGTTTGCTTTTAAACGCAACAACACCTGATCAATGCAAAGTGCCTGTAGATCAAATGAGTGAATTTTGCATAGATTTGATTTACCCATGACACCTGAAGAAGTAATTAAAAACCATTTAGAACCATTACAAGATGTTTTAACAACATGGATTGAAGGCCCGTATGTAGCAAAAATGTTGGCTGAACCTGAAAGCCGTGAGCGGTACATGGGTTTTGTGGAAGGCATTAGATTGAGCAGGGCTAATGTAATTCAAGCAATAAATAATTTAACGCCACAGGAGGAAGAAGAATGATGTTAATTGCGGGCGTAATTATTGTGACGCTTTTAGGCGTTGTAATTGAACACATTTGCTATAAAATAGAACAGTCCTAAAAATAACCTGAAAGGGGTAAAGAAATGGATAGTTTAATTAATCGTTGTTTGTGCGGTAGTTGGGTTTACGGTAACGCCGCTTGTGAAGTGTGTAGAAAGTTGGCCAAAGGCTAAAGCCTGAAGCGTTTTACACAGATCCTTTTAAGCGCCGCATTAGCGGTAGGAATTGTGTTTGCTTCACCTGCGGCGGCTCAAGCACCAAAATTAGAGTTGCACCAAATGCCTCCTAAGTTGATGGCGTTGGAAATGGTGAAGAAAAATTACATTGATCATAAAAAACAGTATGCTTGCCTAGATCAATTGCTCACAAAAGAAAGCGGTTGGCGCGTTAATGCGCTTAATCGTTCTTCAGGCGCGTGGGGGTTATTTCAATTTTTGCCTAGTACATGGGCTAATTACAAATACCCTTACAAACCTAAAGATGCGTACACCCAAATAAAAGCGGGATTGCGCTATGTGTACAAAAGATACGGAACACCTTGCGGGGCGTGGGAATTTTGGAAAAAGCAGGCTGGCCCTGACTTACATGGAGGTTGGTATTGAGTACAGCATCACCGTTTGGCCTGCCATTGCGCGTTGATCTTCCTACGGTAGATCCTACTGAATGGGAAGATGAAGAAGAAGATGGCGATTGATAAGAAGGTTGTTGCTACCGTAATTAACAGAGCCAATGGCTATTGTGAAGTGTGCGGTGGCCCTGGCTTGCCTGAAAACATGGCCTTGCATCACCGCAAACTTAAATCCCGTGGGGGCAAAGATACTGTTTCAAATCTCATCTTGATCCATCACGGTTGCCATAATCTAAAAACCGATAGTATTCACCTCAAGCCTGCAAGCGCAGAACAAAAGGGTTGGATTGTGCCATCTTACAGAGAGCCACATGAATTTCCTTTTGTGAAGCCTAATGGTTCAATTGTATTACTACTAGATGACGGTACTGAAGCCGTAATGATGGAAGGTGACTAATGAACATAAGTGTAAAAGGTAATTTAGGCAGTGACCCTGACCTAAAGTTTTCAAAGAATAACACCGCATACTGTAATTTCTCATTGGCTTACACACCGCGCAAACAAGTTAATGGTGAGTGGCAAGATGGGGAAACAATGTGGTTTAAGGTTGTTGCATTTGGTACAAAGGCTGAAGCAATTGCAGACACTTTTAAAAAAGGTGACACAGTTTTAGTAACTGGTGAATTGGCACAAAGCACATACACAGACAAAGAAGGCAAAGAAAAAACATCTATGGAGATTACAGCCAAAGATGTAGGTTTAGTTCCTAGATCGGGAAAGCCAAAAGAACAAAAGCAATTTACATCTAAGGAGGCAACACCGTGGTAGATGATCTAATGAGCGCGGCAGAAGTATGCGAGCGCTTAAACATTACAATTAACAATTTACGGCAGATCCAACACCGTAAAACACTTACATGGGTACAGAAGTCAGGCCGTAATGTGTTCTACACAAAAGATGATGTTGAAAACTATTTTTTAAAGCGCCAGGAGCGTAATCAAGGCTAACATCTTCATGTGATAGTCATTGAGGAAGAAGTAACCCTGGATCAGATAGATGAATGTCTGAGTCATGTTTACACCATGCTTAAAACTGATGAAGTTGGCAACCGCATGGATTGGCGCAAAAAGGAAATGCTTACAGAACAATTAGATGATTTGCTTGATGCCAGGTTAAACCTTGTAAGGACTGGTAAACCATGAACAACACACCGTTTGATGGGGTAATGCTTTTTATTGTCCTAAGCCTATTTATTGCTGTAGTTGCAATGGCATTAGGAGTTAGATAAGTTACGCAGGTGAGAAGATCTCACAACTTCACGCTAGGGAAACATAAGTACCTAGTGCGAGTGCTGGACACAGCCCACATTCTTAACTGAGTGTGGGTTTTGTTCTTTCAATTTGCAGGAAACTTTTTAAAACATTAACATTTACACATTATGGTAGAAATCACGCAAGAGTTAGTAGAAAAAGAAACAACCATAATTGAGTTGCGCCATGAAGGTTATGTGTGGCGTGAGATAGCAGTTATGGTGGACATGAGCATTGCAGGCGTTGTGAAGGCTTACAAGCGCGCTCTTATGCGTCACCCTATTGCCACAATAGAGGAACACCGTGAACTGGAATTAGACCGCCTGGATAATCTTCAGCGTACTTACTGGCAACCTGCCGTAAACGGTAATCTCAGAGCGGCAGATTATGTTCTACGCGTAATTGATAAGCGCGCAAAGTTATTGGGATTAGATGCACCATTGAAGGTACAAGCAGAGGTGGTTACTTATGACGGATCAGACCTGGACAGAGAAGTTGAGCGTGTCGCAAGAATTATTGAAGCCTCAACAATTGGAAACATTGCAACCATCACAGAACTCACGGATCAAGGCGAGCCGTTGGGTATGGAAGAACAAACTGGCGCGGAAGGAACAACTACCCCCTGAAGGTGATTGGAACATTTGGCTTGCAATGGCAGGCCGTGGATTTGGCAAAACAAGATTAGGCGCTGAAGAAATTGCGTGGCAGGCAATTGTTCAACCCGCTACGCGTTGGGCTGTTGTTGCTCCTACTTTCTCAGATGTTAGAGATACATGCGCAGAGGGTGAGTCAGGCATTGTTGCGGTACTACAGCGGTATCAAATGCTTCAAAATTACAACCGTTCTATTGGTGAGATCCTGCTTAAAAACGGAAGCCGCATAAAGTTATTTAGCGCAGACAATCCTGAACGCTTTAGAGGCCCACAGCATCATGGCGCTTGGTGTGATGAATTAGGTGCATGGCGCTATCAAGATGCCTGGGATCAATTGCAGTTTGGCCTACGCCTGGGAAAGAAACCGCGGGTTATTGTTACCACTACGCCACGCTCTACGGCTCTTATACGCATGCTTGCAGGCCGTACAGATGGCTCAGTAGTTATTACCAGGGGAAGCACATTTGATAACGCGGCAAATCTAGCCCCTAGCGCATTGATGGAATTACAAGCCCGTTACAACGGCACAAGATTAGGAAGGCAAGAACTTTATGGAGAAATCCTTGATGATGTTGAAGGCGCGTTATGGACTAGAGGTTTAATTGACCGCACACGCATTGCAACAGCACCCACTATGGCCCGCATTGTTGTAAGCGTTGATCCTGCCGTAACTAACTCAGAGAAGTCAGATGAAACAGGCATTGTTGTTGTTGGATCTACCGCAGATGGGCAAGGTTATGTACTGGGAGATTACTCATTTAGAGGATCACCGTTGCAGTGGGCTACAAAGGCGGTAGAACTATTTGACGGGTACAAGGCTGATGCTGTTTTGGTTGAAGTAAACCAGGGTGGTGACATGGTGGGCGCAGTGTTGAAGCAGGTAAGGCCAACCTTGCCGATTAGAGAAGTGAGAGCGCATGTAGGTAAGAAATTACGCGCTGAACCTGTAGCGGCTATGTATGAGCAGGGCCGTATTCACCACATTGGAGAGTTTGCAGAGTTAGAAGATCAAATGTGTACCTGGACAATAGACGAACCAAACTCACCTGACCGCATTGATGCAATGGTGCAGGGCTTTAGTGATCTCTTAGGAAAAGTTACAGTTAGTAATTACTTTAATGCGATTGCTAACCATTGCCCTAAGTGCGGGTTGCCAATGCCTAAATCATTTACACATTGCTCAGCATGTAGAACCGCTATGATTAGCCCAAATTCTGAGGTGTCACAGGGAGCGTAATGGCTGACAATTACAACACAATAATTGATCAAGGCTCTGACTGGTTTCGCAATTTCTTGTACACACAGCCTGCAACGATTACAAACGCAGTAGGCAATGGCACAACTATTACATACACCGCAGAAAACGGCTTTAGTGCAGGGCAAACTGTTTTTATTCAAGGGATCATGCCTAGCCAATACAATTTAGGCAATGTAACAATTGCTTCACGCACATCAACGCAATTTACTGTTACTAATTCTGCAACTGGCTTGTACACACAGGGCGGTGACGCATTAAGCGCAGTGGACATTACGGGCTACACAGCATCAATGCAATTGCGCTCTTTACCTAATGACGCTATTGCAGTTTTAACGCTCACACAGGCAAGCGGTATTACAATTGATGGGCCAACTGGAACACTTGCAGTGCGAGCAACAGCGGTACAAACAGCGGCAATTAGTGCAGGCCCGTATTATTATGATTTAGAAATAACATCACCTGCGGGTGTGAAAACGCGTATTGTTCAGGGTGAATTAAATGTAAATGCAGAGGTGACAAGATGACATACAACCCAAATAACTTTCTAAACAATCCAAACCCTGTTGGAACTCCCAATGTCATTGTTGTTACACCTGGCCCTATGGGGCAACAAGGCGCTCAAGGTATTCAAGGCATTTCAGGTAACTTTTCTGCTCAAGGTGTGCAAGGTACACAAGGTTTACAAGGTGGCGGATTTAACCAGGCACAAGGCACACAGGGTTTAATTGGCGCACAAGGATTAACTGGTATTCAAGGTTCAGTTGGCTTGCAAGGCGTACAAGGTGCGCAAGGAACAACAGGTATTCAAGGCCAAACAGGTATTCAGGGATCATTTGGCTTACAAGGAATTAACGGAACGCAAGGTACATCAGGAGCGCAGGGAACAATTGGTGCGCAGGGTGCAACAGGAACACAAGGTTTAGTTGGCGTACAAGGAACTAACGGCGCGCAAGGTATTACAGGTACACAAGGAGCAACTGGTACACAAGGCTTACTTGGTATTCAGGGTTCTATTGGTGCGCAAGGCACAACTGGAACAAATGGAGTACAAGGCGCAACAGGAACACAGGGCGCAATAGGAATTCAAGGCACTACAGGAACTCAGGGTGTGCAGGGCTTACTAGGTAATGTTGGAACACCTGGAACACAGGGAACAACAGGATCTCAAGGTTTAACTGGCGTTCAGGGAATAACAGGTACAGGTTCTCAAGGTACAACAGGAACGCAGGGTGTTCAGGGTATTACTGGCGTACAAGGTTTAACAGGTGTGCAGGGTACACAAGGAATTCAGGGCAATGACGGAACACAAGGAACAACTGGCGCGCAAGGATCTACTGGCGCACAAGGTACACAGGGCGTACAAGGCACTATTGGATCTCAAGGTGTAACTGGAACTCAGGGCGCAACAGGTGCGCAAGGTTTAACGGGCTTACAAGGCGTTACAGGATCTCAAGGACTTGATGGAATTCAGGGAACTGTTGGAGCGCAGGGAACTCAAGGCGTACAGGGAACTATTGGTAGCCAGGGCGTTCAGGGCTTAAATGGTATTCAAGGTGTTCAGGGTAATACTGGTGCAAGCGGTACATCATCATCTATTTTTGAGTATCAATCAGACACTTCTTCACAAACACCTGTACCTGCCGCTGGCAGAATTATTTGGAATAACGCTACACAAATTTCTGCAACAAACATTTACATTTCTCATTTAACAGATTTAAATGTGGACATTGATTTTTTATTAGCAAACATTAAAGATAATGACATTTTCTTTATTCAAGATAGAAATGACTCTAATAATTATCAAGAATGGGAAGTAAACGGCACACCTTCATCTGTTACTAACAGTTATTTCACTTTTCCTGTAACGCTTTTAGCATCAGGTGGAACAGGCACAACAAACTTTGCTAATAATCACAACCTTTCTCTTATTACTCAGAGCGTTGGTGTTCAAGGAGTTACAGGAGCGCAGGGTGCGACAGGTGCGCAGGGAACTCAGGGCTTGCAAGGTGTTCAAGGCACTACTGGAATTCAAGGAACAACTGGAACTCAAGGACTTGTTGGCGCGCAGGGTCAGACTGGCGCACAAGGCATTGAAGGTTTGCAGGGTACTCAAGGAGTTCAAGGTGTAACTGGTTCTCAAGGACAAACTGGATCACAGGGCTTAGACGGTATTCAGGGAACTGTTGGCGCACAAGGTTTGACTGGATCTCAAGGTATTACTGGCACACAGGGAGCAGTAGGTGCGCAGGGCTTAGAAGGTTTGCAAGGAACTCAGGGAACTCAGGGTGTTCAGGGCATTACTGGTAGCCAGGGAACACAAGGCACACAGGGAACACAAGGAACTCAAGGACTTGAGGGTTTGCAAGGTGTTACTGGATCTCAAGGTACTGATGGATTAAATGGTTCTCAAGGTACAAATGGTACTCAAGGCACAAATGGCACTCAGGGTATTACTGGATTGCAGGGCATAACTGGAACTCAAGGTACGCAAGGGCTTGAGGGAATTCAAGGAACAACTGGATCTCAGGGGCTTAATGGAATTCAGGGCATCACTGGTACTCAAGGTTTAACTGGATTACAAGGAACTACTGGTGATACTGGTATTCAGGGAACGCAAGGTACAACTGGTATTCAGGGCGCTACTGGAACTCAAGGAACAACAGGTAGCCAGGGAACTGAAGGTACTCAGGGAGTTCAAGGAGTTCAAGGCACAATTGGTTTGCAAGGATTAACTGGAACTCAAGGAACTTTGGGAACACAGGGAACTACTGGATCACTTCCTACAGTTACATTTAACGCGCAATCAACTGCTTATCAATTGGTTGCAGGAGATGTAAATAAATGGGTGACACAAAGCGGTACAGCAAACATTACTGTTCCTTCAGGAACATTTAGCACTGGACAGGTTATTTATGTACAGCGCACTGGCGCAGGAGCGGTTTCTATTGTGGCAAGCGGTGTTACATTTACATCAAATGGATCTGCAAGCCCAGTGTTGCGCGCTCAATACAGTTCTGCATCAATTCTTTGTACAAGCGCTAACAACTTTACAATTGTTGGAGACATTTCCTAACGCACCCACAACATACCTACATCTGCGGTAGGGCGTAGGTTGGCTATTTTCCAACCGCCGTCAATCCAACGGTCAGATGTAAGTTGATGCCAGGCTAATAATTCATTAGCGTTGTTAGAAAGCATGTTGCCCCACACTTGCGGTTCTTCTAAATGGTTCACAATGTATTGCGCCGCCATTTCTCTGTAGCCCAGGCTAAATAAATAATCTAACTGATCCTCATGTTGGTGCATGGTTTCAAATGTCCATTCAAAACAAATCATGCCCCCATAATGGCGGGTCATGCCTTTCATAACTTGCCACTCTGCACCTTCAACATCAATCTTGATTAGATCAGGATTGCCGTAATTATCTGCCAGGGTATCTATGGTGATTGTGTTTACCTCAATCTCACGGTGAGGCTTGCCCGCGTATGGCATGCGTTCATTTGTTAGCCAATCCTGGTTAAGCGAACTAAGGCCATCTTCATCTGCTTCATAGAACTTTAAGCGCTCGCCATCTTTATCACTGACTGCCATTTTAAGAGGCACAACATCAAGGTTGTAAATAAAGTTACTAACCAACTGCGCATAAACGCGTGGTGCGGCTTCTAGGGCTATTACACGGTATCCCTGAGCCAACCCTGCAAGCACTGCATCACCACGATTAGCCCCAACATCAAATAGAAGCATTGCCTATCCTTTCAAGGTTGTTTTGCACTGCCATTTTGTACCCTGGATCTATGTCCATTGCATTAAGGCGGTTTAGTATTTGGATACTTTCATCTTTGCGCCCAATCCACCAGGCGGCTACTGCCTTTTCAAACAACAATACATAACTGCCTTCATAACCAACATGGACAGGGAGCGGTGAATGGAGATGGTTGTGCAATCCTATGTTTGCCCAGGTGTAACACTCCTGCCACTGCCCTAAACGCTCATGGAACTGCGCAAGCAAGAAATAACCTTCAGGGCGGTATGGCAAATACGCAACAGCCTGCAATAAACAATTGCTTACAGTTGCCTGACGGTCATTTTGATCATCAAAACAATGCGCGGTTTTAAGTAATGACGCATAAACCAGGGTTGGGTGTGACTCAATCCCGTATTCAGCGGTGCGCAAATAGAAAGAAACGGCTGATGCTGTTTGGTTTTGCCTCTCATACTCCACCGCTACATCAAAATTAAGCGCTGGATTAAACGGATCTTTAGATAGTTCTATAACTAATTGCTCAATTCTCATAAGCAAGGGCCTCCATAATTAAATCTTCTACTACTAAACCAGGCACTTCAAGCACAAAAGCCGCGTTATCCTGGAAACCAAATGACACCAAAAGGTTACTTTTGTGAACCGCCGCCCCTACACAGAACTCAACGCGAGCGTCTAAGAATGAGAATTCCTTACTTAGCCCCACCACATTTAGTTCTTGATCCCACACAACTAAACGGTGACGGTAAATTGCATCTTTTTGTTTGAGGTAATTCTTAAATAGATCTACTTCATGGGTAATGGAGATGTACATACTGCCCCACCGTATGACCTGGCTAGAACCGCGTTGATCTTTAGGCGCTGGCTTTGTGTGGCGCACAAATACCTGTTCACACTCACCGCTAATGGGGTTTGCATAAACTAACTCTGTTGGCATTGTCCATTTGATAAAGTGGTAAGGCTTATCTAGGACAGGTATCCAATTTTTCTCACAATAAGAAGTATCAGGGGCAGGGGCTTTAATACGCACACGCCTAACCTCTTTGACTGCCCAATTATCCCAGTCAATCTCAATACGGCTGTACTCCATGCGGCCTACACCGTTGGTTGTTGTATCTCTACGCACACCAACTAGGTAATAATCATCTAGCCACTGCACAACACGGCAATCTTCTTCACCAACAAACTCCCACATGGGCGCAACATCTAGTTCAGATGTGTCCACTTTGGCGTGATGGGTCATTTCAAGATCATCATTAAGGCGGCATAAGTAATTAGTTGTTACTAATCGTTGATCCTTTTCAGGGTGCAGGTATGACAATGGCCCAAAACGGCTAGGGAATTTTTGTTCATTTTCTGCATGGTACAGCGTGTAATTAACATGGCGTAAGTTCACAAGGATTTGGCCTTTATCATCAATAAAAATTGATGGGTTCATTAGCCCAGTGCCGCTAGTTAATCCGTGAGGAATTACTAATGGCGCGAGTTTGCCACCGTGTTGAACTGCCTTCTCTACTAAGTTCATAATCCTTACAATACATGATGTTGCTAAAATCGCTATCATTACCACACGCCTGAAGTACAAGAGGCACATTGAGGGGATACACATGGGTTTGCGTGACCGTATCGCAAGAGCATTAGCCACAAGCAACATTGAAAAAGGCCCTAACCTGCCTGCGGGTGCTACAACAATTGGCACTGATGACCTTATGGCGCAAAGCGGTTTAGCCATGCAACAGACATACGGCAACAATGTCGCACTCCCACGCGCACCATTTAGCGCAACAGTTCCATTTGGCCCAGGCAATCCAATTATTCCTGGTGCGATTAACCCAGTTAATCCACTAACAGGCCGCCCTGAACCGCGCCGTTATGAATACCAGGTTGCTCAGAACATCAACATTGTTCCAACGCGCTTAGTTCCATTCTCAACATTAAGAGACGCTGGCGATAGCATAGACATTTTGCGCCGTTGCATTGAAGTAACTAAATCAAAAATGAATGGCTTAGATTTTGACATTGTTCTTGGTTCAGACGCATCAGAAAAGATTGCGGCTGAGTCAGGTGGAGATCATGTACGCGCTATGGCTAAGGCCCGTGAAAAGTACACAGATGAAATTAACCGCTTGCGTACATTTTGGGAAAACCCTGATAAGGCAAACGGATACACATGGCAGGACTGGATCAACATTGCAATTGAGGACATTCTTGTAATTGATGCGCTTGCTATTTACCCACAGCCAACAGTAGGTGGGGATCTTTACGGTTTTCAAATTCTTGATGGCTCAACAATCAAACCTCTTATTGATGACCGCGGTATGCGCCCAATGTCACCTAACGCGGCGTTCCAACAAATCCTTTATGGTTTCCCGCGTTCAGAATTTGCCGCAACTGAAGAAGATCCAAAAGCAGATGGTGAATTTACCGCGGATCAATTGGCTTATTTGGTACGCAATCGCCGCTCAACAACTGTTTATGGATTTAGCCCAGTAGAGCGAGCGCTACCACTTGCTGACATTTATTTGCGCCGCCAACAATGGATCAGAGCAGAGTACACAGATGGTGTAATGCCTGAACTCATGTTTACAACTGATGAAGATTGGGGAACTAACCCTGACCTCTTGCTTGCTTATGAGCGTATTCTCAATGATGATCTTGCAGGACAAACAGAGCAACGCAAGCGCGCCCGTTTATTACCAAAGGGTCTTACACCTATTGTTAATGAAGGTTATGGCGAGAAGTTTAAGGACACACTTGATGATTATTTAGTTACTTCTATTTGTGGACACTTTGGCGTACAACCTGCGGAAATTGGTTTCTCACCAAAGGGCGGATTAGGCGGGGCTGGTTTCTCAGAAGGACAAGCAGAAAATGGAGAAGCGCTAGGTATTGGGCCTCTTTCTAACTGGATCTCTAAACAACTTACAAATCTTTCTTACACATACTTAGGTATGCCGCGTGAACTTGAATTCAAACTTATGACTTCACAGCGTATGGACACAGAAGAAAATGCGCGCAAGAACCAAATTGAAGTTACATCTGCGGGTAAGTCAGTCAATGAGCGCAGATCAGAATTAGGTTTGCCGTTACTTGATACACCACAGGCTGACATGCCAATTCTTGTAAGCGGAGCGGCTGTTTATTTGTTCTCACCTGATGGATTGATTGATGCGGCTACTGCTTCAGTTGCTCCAACATTAAGCGGGCCTGATGCAACACCTGACGCGCCTGCAACTCCTAATCCTCTTGAGCAAAAACCTGAATTAGAGGTTGAGCCTAAAGATGATAATGAAGTTGAAAACACAGAAGTTGAAGCAGAACAGGCTAATGAAGTAAAAGCATTTATGAAATGGGCGGCAAAGGGCAAGCGCGCAAGGCTCTTTGAGTTTAAATCATTAGATCCAATTGTGGGAGATGCTCTTAACCGTTGTGCTTTTGATGGTGACTTAGATACCGCTAGGGCGCTGGCTAAGGCTTATCTAACATGATTGAGGGCGCTCTTGAGGCAGACGGGCGCATAGCGGCAAAGAACGCGGTAAAGATTAGAGCGGCACTGCGCCAGGTAACAGACTTTAAAAGAGTTTTTAACAAATACCAGGAAACGCAACCGCAACCTACAGATAACACCGCGCAAGACCGCACCCGCGCCCGCTCATGGTTAATACTCAATGTGTACATGAATGATGAACCATTGCGCCAAACAGTCATGCGCGCATGGGCTGAAGCCTATGTTTTAGGGCAAGCCGCCGCTGGTGAATGGATTGCTAAAACTGAGAAGGCAAATAAAGCCGCAGATGATGGTTACATTGATTGGGATAATTGGAAACCAGGAGATCAGGCAACGGCTTTATTGTTGCGCCCAACAGGAGGCTTTTCTCAATACCTAAACGCCGTTGATGCTGATAGTTATTTTAAAAAGTTTAATAAAGAAACTGTAGAAAACTTAGGCACTGCTCTTTCTGACTCAATAGCCGCTGGCCTAGACGCAGAACATGCGGCTGTAATGATTGGGCGGCATGTGGCTAGTCCATCAAGAGCGCTGACTATTGCCATCACTGAACAAAACCGCGCTATGTCGTTTGGCTCAATCCAACGCTATAAAGAAGCAGAACTTGAAAAGATGGAATGGCATGTGTCAGATCCATGCGATAAATGCGCTAAAAACTCAGGCGTTGAAGTAGTTATTGGGCAAGCATTTCCATCAGGCAATACCCAACCTCCCGCTCACCCACATTGCCGTTGCGTGTTGCTACCTGTAATTCCTGGCATGGAAAATGATGACCTAATGGGTATTGATGGTGGGTTAGCCCCTATGCCTAATGGCGCGGCTGTTGTTGAAACACCACCTAATAATTACCGCGTATTTACTGATGCGCAAGAACGCAATGAATTTATTAATTATCAATTAGAAGATAAAAAATTCATGGAGTTGGCTTATGAAAAACCTGGTACACGGATAAACCATACAGAAGGTTATTATGCGTTAAAAGAATACAAATCATACGGCTATGGCAAAATTAATGAATACTTACGCATAGATCACCTTTCTGCTATAGATGAAACAAGCGTAAAAAATGCTGTTAAGGCAATAGATGGAGTAATGAAAATTGCGCCAGGCTTACCTGAACCAATAGTTACATACAGAGTAATTGGGCAAGGAAACCTTTCCACTCAAATAGATGAATTGTTTGCGGGGTTGAACCCAGGTGATGTGTGGATAGATAAAGGTTATTCTTCAACAACCCTTGATGAAGGATTTCTTGAAACATTCAAAGATGGCTGGATAATAAACATTGAAAACCCTGAAGGCACTAAAGGGGTTATGCTTGATGGATTAAGAGGAAAAGCGGGCAACCGCAACACAGAAAGTGAATGGTTGCTCCCTAGAAACACCAATTTTGAAGTCCTAGAAACAAACCCAACAACAAGAAAAATGAAAGTTAGGGTAAAAAAATGAGCAAAGAAAACTTCATACTTAATGACCCTAAAGGCATTATTGTAATAAGAAAAAACAAAGATGTAATTTATGAGCAGGTTGAAGGTAAAATAATTCCTACTCCTGTAAGTAAAGTTGGTACAGTTAGTGATCAGGCTTTGAAGGGATAACAATGGCTGATGGGTTTGTTCCACCGCAAGAGGTGCGCAATAACGCAAAGCGCGGATTAGAACTGCGGGCTAAACATGGCCGTGGTGGAACAGAGGTTGGCGTTGCTCGCGCGCGTGACCTTTCCAACGGAAAAGCATTATCATTAGAAACTTTAAACCGCATGAATTCTTATTTTGCGCGCCATGAAGTAGATAAAAAAGGCGAAGGTTGGGGCGTAGATAGTGCAGGCTACATTGCTTGGTTGCTTTGGGGCGGAGACGCTGGCAGAGCATGGGCTAAAAGAATTACCAGTGAACAAGAAAACAAGGAGAAATCAATGGCTAGTAATCTAACAACCACCTCATACTTTAGTATTGAGAAGGCTGATCGTAACGCAGACGGCACAATGACCGTTTACGGAAAGGCAACAGATGACTCCATTGACATTGATCAACAGATTTGTGATGGCGATTGGTTAAAGCGCGCCATGCCCGCCTGGTTTAAGTCAGGTGGAAACATTAGAGAACAACACAGCAACATTGCCGCTGGCGTTGCCAAAGAGTATGAAGCAAAGGCTGATGGACATTACATTGGCGTTTTGGTTGTAGATCCTGTTTCAGTTAAGAAGGTTGATGCTGGTGTACTCAAGGGTTTTTCAGTAGGTATCAAAAACCCACGCGTTGTACGCGATAGCAAAGCGGCAAATGGGCGCATTGTTGATGGGCAGATTGTAGAAGTCAGTTTAGTGGATAGACCCGCTAACCCTAATTGCCAGTTAGTTTTGGCTAAATCTGTAGATGGTGAAAAGGATTTAGTTCAGGTAGAAGAATGGATTGAGAAAAAAGAAGGTGAAGAAGATACATCTCAGGTAATTAAACCGCGCAAAGGTGAGCCTGCGGATAAAGAATTATACGCAGAGGTCATACAAGCGGCTAAAGCAAAGTTTGATGTGTACCCGTCTGCCTACGCTAATGCCTGGGTAGTCCGCGAGTACAAAAAGCGTGGTGGCAAATACAAAGCAGAGAGCAAGGAAAAAGGTTTACAATCTGACAGTAATTCAACAAAGGAGCGCCCAATGGGATCAGAAACAATTGCTGTACCTGAGTCCTTTTTTGGTGATCTTTTTAAGTTTGATAAAGGTGAGTATGAGCGGGCGCGCGAAGCATTAGCAAATCTCATTTCTATTGAAGCGCAAGGAATGAAGGAAGGTCACAATGAACTTTCTTCTATCTCACATTTACTAGAAGCCGTAGCCCACCTCCATGCTTGGTATGAGGGCGAAGAAGCAGAAGGAGAAGTTATGGAAGAAACGGAAATTGAAATGGCAGTAAAGCCTGAAGAAAAAGAAATGATGCCTAAAAAGGGTGAGTCATTAAAAGAATTTAAGGCGCGCTGTAAAGAAGCGGGCATGGCTGAAGGTTATGCTGATAAGACTTATGGCAAATACATGGCCGCTGAAAAAGAAGTAGAAGCAGATGACATGAAAAAAATGTGTCCTGAATGTAACAAGGCCATGAAAGAGTGCATGTGCGATAAATCCGCCGCCGCTAC